TCCGTAAACGATAGAAGCTACTAATTCAGTTGCTCTTAAAGAAGCATCTCTTTGAGATTCAACTTTAAATTCTTCTTTCATAGCAAGTCCTAATGATGCAGGGTGAAATACTCCACCGTATGAATCATCATAAGCGTCAATAGTAATGTTAGCATTTTCAAATACATCAATACCAGCGATTCTGCCGATATATCCGTTTCTTAATGCTTCGTTACCAATGTCCGATATTGCAGTTGCTGTTCCTGAATATCCAGCTTGAGTTAAAGTCTTTTTCAAGTTGAATAATGCTTTAGGGTGAAACACACCATAGTAAGGTGCTGGTACGTTTGCAGTTCTTAAGATTGCTTGTGCTTTGAAAAGCAAGTCAGCAGTCAATTCAGTTCCTGCACCACCTTGGTCTGAAGCAGATGCAAAGTCGTCTAATAGATTTACTAAATCAGTATCTACTTTTTTAGCAATCGCTTCGCCGAATAATTTACCAATGTCAGCACCAACATTTCTTGAAGCTGAATTAGCGCCAAGATCCGTAAGTGTAGTCATCACGCCAACTTCAGAAGCTGTGATAGTAGCTGAAGTAGGGTTCACTGCTGTATTTGATAAATCAGTTGCTTCATTTACCGCAGCAGCCGATATAGTAGGGTACACAGGTACTTCTACTGTTTTTCCTGATCCAGTTATTGGATAAAGAGTTACAAGAGGTCTCATTACTGAAGTCTCTTGGAATGTGAATATAGCTTCTTGAGTTATATTCGTAAATAGTTCACTTAAAGTTGAACTTGTTGTTTCTGATGCCATTTTTTTATTTTAGTTAGTTGTTGTTAGTTGTTATTTTCATTTTAAAATTACCCTGATCTCTATGTTTCCTCATTTCAGCATATAATTTTCTGTCATTCGGATTACTTAAATCAAGATCACCCATTGTAACGGATTTGGGAGAATTTCCACCAATCTTACTTTGTGAACCACTACCACTTTGAGTAGCCATCACATGATGAGGATTGTTTTTTAAATATTCGCTTACCAAATCATTAACTGACATAGGTTCGCCTTTGTCTGAGTATCTAGGAGTTCCATCTTCGTTGATAACTTCAACAGAACCTTGTTCAGATAGTCTAACATTATTTCTAAGTAACTGTTTAACTTCTGCTGGTTTAACAGCTTTCAGTCCACTAGCTACATTGACTAATGTTTCATCTATACGAATCCTTTTTAATTCAGATTCCAACGATTGAATTTTTGAATCCTTTTTTGATACTGTTTCCTTCAGAACTTTATCAAACTCGCCACGTTGTTTAGCGATTTCTAGTTCCTTATCTTTTTTCTCTTGAAGTAACTTCTTAGCTTCTTCAATGTCAATCCCATCAAGTTTATTAGATACAGTTTTTTTATAACGATCTAATCTTCTTTGAACTATTTGTTCTAACTGATCCGCAGTAAAAACTTTGTTCTCTATTTCTTGATTTTCAGAAACTTCTACTCCAGCAGTTTTCTGAGATGCTGTATTCTCAACCGAGTCTTTTTTAACTTGCTCGTTCATAACTTACTCCTTCTATATTGTTAAGATTATCAAATATCAAGAAGATTAGGTAAATGCAAGATTAAATAGTTGTATTTCCTTCTTCATCAATCCAACTAGGATCAATCGGTTGCCAACTGTGTCTGCAATTATAACCACCTCTTACTATAAATGGACTTCCTTGATCTCTACCTTGTGCAGTATCATTAGCCCATATTTGATTGATTTGTTCTTCAGTATAAACTTTACCAGTATGTTTTCTGCAAAAATCTCTAGAGTCTTTAATTATAGAACCATAATATAGGTAGCTACCCAATCCTAATTCGTCAGCTCTAAACTTAGCCAACTGACCATCAAAGCCCATAATAGAATCAGTTACTAATATACTAGCGTATTTAACAAAGCTATCTCCTTGTGTATTCCTTCCATAAACTTGTTTTAGTTCGTCAATAGCTGTATCTACTTCAGCGCCATCTGGATTATTAGAAATATATTCTACAAGCTGTTGTGCTTTTTTATTATCTGAGAATTGATAAATACCATTAATCTTTTCTCTAATAGTTTGCACCATATCATTAAACGATCTACCAACTAATGTTGATTGATAAACTTCACCAGCTAAAGTATTTGCTAATTCATTTCCTAGATTTTGAAAATTAGTAAATGCTAATCTTTTTAATTGCTGAATAACAACTAAATCAGCTTCGGTTATACTTTTAAATTCAGGTGGTATAGGTAGCTTTCCATAACTTGCTACAATCACTCCTGCTATCTTATCGTAATCTTTTATAAATGTTTGAACTGGTTTTAAATATAGTTCTTCTATTGCTTGTTGTAATTTTGGTTTAATTTCAATCGCTAATCTTGTTGAATATAATTCACCAGTCCTTGTGGGAAGTTCAGAAGCTATACTTACTACTTCTCTCTCTAATCTTTGAATAGTTTTGAATAAAAGTTCTTGATGTTGTGCTTCTAAATTATCTAATGCTTTTTGTTTTATCTCTTGTAATTGCCTAAGGATATCTTGTGCCACATTAAATTGTAGGTAAAGTTATTGGTTGTTGTGCAAACTCTCCTAATGCTTCTGTGCTATTATCTATTTCAATATCAATCTGTTCTAATGTAGTATCATCTTCAATTACTGTTCTTGCTATTTGTTTGTCTATCTCTTTAGCAAATGTAGTTGATTTAATATTACTTGCTTTGGCTTGTTGTAATAATTCTAAATCAGTTGCCCAATCTCTAATGTCAAATGATTCAGGATATTCTATTTCACCGTCAAATACAGTTTCTTGCCAGTCAGCAAATAATCTCCAAATTTGTTCTTCAGCAAGTTCCATAAGTTTAGACTTTTCAGATAATCTTGCATTTAATAATTCAAATTCAGTTCTTAAAGCTATACCTGATTGTACTCTTTCAGCAGTTGCTCTTAAAGTTCCTACGTGTGTAAGACGATTGATGGCTTCTACTTTATGATTTATTGATCTTAATACTCCGTCAAGATTACTACCACTTGGTTGTAAAATATATGGTTTTAAATTTGCGTCCAAGTTTTCAGGAATTTCAATTATAGAACCTGCACCTGCACCTGCGTCAGTATCTTTTGTTTTAACTAATGATGGGTGGTTAGATAGTCTAATTATTTGTTCAATTTCTGAAAATTCGTTGTAAATAGATTTTTGTAAATCTGCCACATCAGTTAAATCAGATACACCTAATCCTCTCATTGGACTTCTTTGGTTGTATAAAATAACTGCTGGTATTTTCATTAAAGGATTCGGTAATGAACTTATTAATTTAGGTTCATCTCTATTAGTTGTGGAAACAAATACACAATCAATTTTATCTAAATACCAAAGTTTATAATATTCACCTTCAGCAGTTTGTTCTTCTCTAATTTTTAAATAGTCTAAGTAATAATAACCAGCATCATTTCTTTGGTAATGCCAATCAAGTATATTTTCAGGAGTGTATATATTTAGGTATGGTCTAATACCTTGATCTAGTTCTTCTGCTCTAGTCATTACGTTTGTAGATGGCTTATCCATAAGTAACCAAACATGACCATAGATAGAAGCAAATCTTTGTGCTTCTCTCATTAACGCACTAAATGATCTGCCTTCTAAGTCTGCGTCATCTTTAAATTGTTCAACTGACATATCTTCTTCAAGTGAACCTAGTTGTCTAACTGGTTCAACTCTAAATAAGAATGATGAATAGATGTCTATAATATTGCGACAATGATTGTCTAATGGAGTAAAGTTAATTCGTTTGTGATATTCGTTTTCAAATTCTAATTGGTAAGGTTGCAGAAACTTTCCGTCTTGGTATTCTTTGCCACCTAAATATGATCTAATAAAATATTCCCATCTAGGCATTAAACCTTTGTAATGCTGATGTTGATTTTCTATGTCTTGTCTAGTGTATGCCATTATGAGAATCTTTTAGGTTGTGATTTAGGTAAGTTAGAAGTAATTGGGAACAAGTAGTCTATTGCGTAACCTATTGCGTCAGTCATATGATCGTAACCATTATTCTTTTCTGGTTGATTTGTGCCTTCTTTATAGACTTGTTTCATTAAACTATTTATTAGAGTTTTACAAGAATGATCTATAAATATAGATCGTTTTCCGTCAAAACTTTTTAATTTTGAATTAACAGCATTAATTCTATCCCTAATTAAAGGGTGACTAGACTTACATTTAACATTAAGACCAGCATTTTGCAATATAGTTAAGTCGGTTCTTCCACCTGCTGAAGTTTTACGTTGTCTACTAGCAGGATCAGGATAAACAACTATTTTTTGTTTTGGGTATCTACTAAATAATTCATCAACAAACTCATCAGTATTAGAACTGTAAATAACTATTTCATCAAATACTTCTATGATGTTATTCTTAATATGAAATAAACAAGCACTCATCGGATCAATGTTAAAATCCATACCAACGTGTATAACTGCATCTTTATCATATTTACATTCTTTAATATTTTGCTCTCTATCAAAATTATAATAAACAACTCCAGCATACGTTTCAAATGAAGCTAAATATTCCTGTCTAAATGTTCTCTCATCTAAATCTTTTTTAGCTTGGTCAATTTCTACTTGATCTACCTGACCACCTTCTAATGTTGTAAATTTAAAAGACTTCCATTCTTTGTCATCACCTAATCCTCTTTGATAAATGTTATATGACCAGCTACCAAATCCTCTTGGAGTTCCAGTAAATAATACGTGTCCGTTTACGTGCTTATCAGAAATAGTTGGTCTTAAGACTTCTGACCACGCTTCTTCTGGTATATCTGCAAACTCGTCCATTACTAAAAAGTTTAATCCTACACCTCTTAAATTATCTGGAGATTTATCAGCACCTTTTAAACTTATTTGACAACCATTCTTTAAAATTAATGTTAAATCTGATTCGTTTGTATATTTCACCCACCTACATTCTGTTACTTTTTTCTTTAAGGGTTTCCACATAATCTCCTTACTCATTCTATAAGTAGGTGCTACATAGAATATCTTTCCGTTATTATTTCTTGAAGCAAATCTTAATAACTCGTACATAGCTAAATGGGTTTTACCAAATCTTCTGCCAGTAATAAGAACTCTAAATCTATTCGGAGAATTATATACATCTAATTGTGCTTTACTAAATGACATTTAATAATCCTCTATTTATTAATTTAGTTATTACTTCTTCTTCTAATTTAACATCGTGGTTATAACCCTTGCTAGTTCCAATATTATTTACTTCTTCCATTGTGTATCTATTCTTAGTTTTAAAGAAATCAAAAGCAGTAATTGTTAGTTTGCAATTACAATAATTAATTAGCCAATAAATAGAAACAAAGCCAGTAGTTGGCGTATTGTAATTATATAGTTTGGTCATTGTGTTATATTCTTCAATATTCCATAACCAAGTTCTTTGCTTAATTTTATCAGGCATACGATTAACTCTACTTCCTTCTTTATCAAAGTTTAATCTGACTATATTTCTTATTGTTGGTATTTCTTTTAGTCTATTGTGTCCTTCAGTAACTAGGTTATTAATCCAAACATCACAAGGTTTATCTTGTACACCAAGATTCATTCTGACTATTGAATTGAACTTACCATAATCAATATCATTTAATATTTCTCCATTACCAATTAATAAAACATTTTTGTTAGGGAAATATTCATAAGGATTAAACATTATTTTGAAAACTCCAAGCTATAATTTTTGTAAGGTTTAAATAGTTCTTTCCACCATTTAGCTGATTCAATAGTAGCGTGTGCATTATAACCATTTGGTAGTATAGCTTCTGCTTTTCTACAACATACAGATACAAATACCCATTTATTTGAATAACCAAATATTTCATTAATTGTTTGTTTAAGATTTTCTACTGGTATGTGTTCTAAGACGTCTGTTGAAATAACTAAATCGTATTTATCTTGTGGTTTGTTTTGGTATTCTTGAATAGCAGGATCATACTTAGTAGCTATCCATTCTTTAGGGTGATGTTTTGCTTTACCACAGCCATAGTCCAGTATTGATTCAATGCCTTTGTCTTTTATGATTTGATTAATAGCTGGTATGTATTTAATTAAACTTGTGCCTTGCCAGATTTTATCGTCTTGATGATATAGTTTAGCTTGTTCTAAGTATATATCGTACAAACTCATTAGTTTACTGATTTAAATGAGTTCTCCAAATCTTCTTCTAATTTTTTAATTATTAAATTTAATCTTTGTATTTCTTCTTTGCTAATATCAGCTTGTTTCATAAGTTCATAAATTCTAACTTCTAAGTCGTGGCTTCCACGCATTTTTTTATCTAGCATTTTTGGTTTTGTCCTTTCACACATACATTGTTTCACTTCTTTTTATTCTGGTAAATTCTTAAGTATCTTCTTCCCAGCGCTACTGCTTCTGATTTGCTTTTTCCACGATAACCCCATACTTCAAGTGCCAATTTTAATCTAGTTTTTCTACCTTTAGTATCAAACAATCTACCTCTACCACTTCCCATTCTAACTAGGAAACTTCCTTTGCGTCTATATTCATTTAAACTATTTGGTCTTGATCTAACTGGTGGTCTTAAATTGCTACCAGTTGCTCTATTAATTCTTGCTCTACCATAGGCAGATAATCCACCTTTTGGATTTTTAAATCTTTTAGTTATTCTTATCATATTTTTTCATACTGAAGCTAATTGGTGCTTGTTTCTTTACAGTTAAGTTGTGCTTCTTCATAAGTAGTTTAACGATACATTGATTACACGCTTTTATTTGTTGTTCAAGTTTATTAGTCATTGGTTTCATACAGAATAAACATTTCATATAATATCAGTAATTGGTAATGGACTAAAATCTTCTCCTATATTCTGGTCATTTTGACCTAACATTTGCTTACCAAGCCATATAAGCATAGTTGTATTGCCAGTCATAGCCACATCAAATTGTTTCTTCCTCAATCTAATTTTTCCGTCTGACTTACCTTTTGCTATTTCTACCGAATAATTATTTGAAAGCGTATCAGGATCACACTTAAAAAAATGTGCCATTTCTTGAATTGTACAATGATAACTTGCTAATGTAATGACCTGTTCTCTATCTAAAACGATAGCTGGTCTACCTGCTTTTCTTTTTTGATCTTTGTCCATAATTACCGAGATGTCCTCGTGAATATGGGTATTACTACCTTTTTAATGATTTGTAAACGTAATCTAATAAATCTTGATTTTGATATAATAAATGACAGATACCATTAGCTAGTGAATTACAAGTTATTTCTTCAGATTTAGCACTTAATTCAATTTTATATTCATCGTGTAATAGGTGAAATAATTCGTGCAACAAGGTATTGCTCATTTCAATAGGTTCTAATGATTTATCTAAAGTCATTACATTTTTACTTGGTTCAAATTCTCCGAAAATGTTTTTCTTAGATGCTATATCGTGTTCAATGTATTCTAACTTAATTAGTCTGCTTCCAAAGACTATCTCGTTAGGTAAACTCATTTACAGATTCTGATTATAAAAAAAACAAATGCTAATAACATTATAAACAATGCTAGGCATATAAAGAAATATGTCATTTTCTTTTAAGCTTCTTTGCTATGTAAAGGTTTTTAACAAAGCTGTTTTTCTTGCCAAACTTTTGACCTGCTGAACGTCTTGCAGTTTTATAAGCTTTTGTTTTTTTGTTAAATGGTTTTGGTTTGCCAAGTCTTGCTGGTCTTGGTCTATCGTAAATAGCTTTTTTCATTTTTTTCCTTTTGGCATCTTTAAAGGTTTAGGTTTATAAACTCTGTAAGAGCCTTTTGTATTAGTTTTGTTTGTATAAAGTTTGTTTAATGAATTTGATGTAGTTTCATTAGCCATTATTTTTTCTTACTATTATATTTTTTGCCCTTCATCATTTTGCCAGTAGGCATTTTATTATAACCTTTTTTGCTATTTTTCATTATATTTTATCCTTTATTTTGTTTATCATTCTTACTATCTCTATTCGGTATGTTTGTGAAGTAGAATAGTTGCCTAATGTTTCAGCTAATTTAACTGGATCTTTAGTTTTCATTCTAAGGTTTCTAAATTGAGAATAGTGGTGATTATTATTTAATATGTTTATGTAATCTTTAGTTGATGCACATTTTGAATGATATGTTTTTATTCTCCAATTAATAGATGCGTCTTGTTTAAGAGGTAGTATTCCGTTCTTTGACCAAACTCTTACTCCGTACAAAGCGTTGCCTTCTTTAGCAAACCTGCTTGTTCCGTAGTCGGATTCTACAATCGCTTGTGCTATAATTAGTAATGTTGGTATTTGATCTTGCTTATTTAAATCAATATTGATGTAAGCTATACATTTTTTCATTGATTCTATAAATTTGTCGCTGGAACTTGTGTCTATCTTAGGTTCGTAGAATGAACCTATTGCTTTTATTTGCTTTATTGTCTCTTTCCTGATTTGCTCTTTGACGACATCATTAGGAAAAAATGTTCCTACAAAAAATACAGAAAATAGAAATAAAACTATTATTACATAGTCATAGACTTTCCCACTTAATAATTTGATATTCATTATTTTTAAGGTTGTGATAAACCTTCCAGCTTTACAGCTTATCTGATTGGATTATTCTTCGTCAGAATCTAGATCTTCTTCTAAATCTTCATCTAGATCTTCGTCAGTATCATCATAAGTTTCATCTGCTTCCATTTCTTCAAGATGATCTTCTAACATATCTCTTAGAGAGTCTAGTTCTGTATTGATTTTGTCTTGTGCCTTTTCAAGTTTAGCTATTATCTTTTCTATTTTCATAACTTCTCCTGCTGGTTAATTTTGCACCATTAAATTACTAAAACATTTAATGCAATATATTTTATTTAAAGTGATTTGTTTTATATTAAAACCCCTAATAACCTATTGATTTTAAAGACTTTTTTTAATTCTGCTATCTCTAAGTCTAACTTCTGGGAACTTACCCTTTTTACTTGTGTTCCTTTTACAAAAATGTGGAAAGGTATTTAATAACCATTGAACAGCTTTTTCTTCGTATTCTACTGTGCGATAAGTTTGTATTCCACCATCTTCAGAATAATATTTTGTATTCGGCGCTACATAATTAAATCTACCAACTCCACCATCAGCAACATAATATCTTATACTTCTTTCGTAATCTTCTTTGCCATATTCTGGGTTTGTAGATACGTATGCTTTTTTCTGGTAAGTATTTCTCCAACCATAAAAACAAGCAACGATATATTTTAAATTAAAACTTACTGTATTTTTAAGGAAATAAGGATTTAATACTGGATTAACTCCCCAAATATCAATTTTTTTAGACAAACAAATTTCAAAGGCATTGTTAATAAATTCATTTAACTTTAATAATGTAGTTGTTTTTTTATCATCAACTTTCATTTCAATATTTTTAATATCGTCATCTATTCCTAAGATTAATTGATTTTCTTTATAATAATTTACAATAAAATTTCTTTGAGTATTAACGTGTTTTTGATTCGTCACTATAAAATTAATTGGGTAATCTGCTAAAGATTTTTTATATTCTGGTAGTTCTTCTCCGTCAGATAAAAATAAATCTACTTTGCTAAAATCTATATCGGTCTTAGCTAAGTAATTGATTGTTTTTTCTTTTATTGTGGTTGCTCTTTTAATGCTTGGTATAGCTATTCTATAATCCATTTATAGAATCACCAGCTTTCCTATTTTTAGCAATTTCAAGTTCCTCTTTAGCTGAACCACAATGAACCATATTTTTTCTGTAATAACAAACTACGGATATTCTTTCAAAGGGTTTATCGTGTATAAATTCAGTATTTCCGTGTAGTTCGTGTACGTCAAATAAAGCTAGATCACAGTTTTGAACATTAACTGCTACCCCATATTTTGGAAGAACTGTATATCCACCTTTGTATGTTCCAGTAGATAATACTCCTAAGTTTCCAAATCCTTCTAGTAAATCTCCAGCGTCATAATGACAAGCTGTTCTAAAATTTCTATTTACTGTCACTGTTGAGAATACTGTATTTGGCATTCTAAAATCTTCGTTAGTTAATTCCCATTGTTTCCTTTGGTTCTCCCATCGTTCTGGCAACGCCTTTTTAAATAGTTCTGAAATTAATTGTATATAAGGTAATGAACTTTTATAAGTATCAAAATTTTTATAAGTGAATTCTGTTGTTCTACAATATGGTATTCTTGGGTATCTATCAGCATAACCTATAACACTAGATTCTACTGCTTTAGCTTTTGGACTATTTGATAAGGTGCCATCTTTTTTTAAAGGTATAAATCTATTGCCAGTTATTTTGCCAACTGTCATTCCGTCAAATTTATCACCTACTTTTAAATCCTTAGGGAGTTCGCCAGAAGCCATACCTCTGTTATTAGATTTAGATATTGCTTTGCGTAAAGAGTAATATGCTTCTTTAGCTATGTTTGCAGGTATGCAATTTTTTAAAAATACTGCTAAAGGTTTTCCGTCTGGTTTTAAGATTATAGTATTATCTTCTGCTACTATTTTAATGTAGCTTTCATCAAGATATTTTCCTTCTAAATCTTTGATCTGCTGTTCGTTAAGTATTGGCTTTGCTATTATTGTATTCATTTTCAACTGCTTTAAAAACTGTATCTGTAAGGTTATCAATCTTATAAACACTTTTCAAGTAATCAATCATTTCTTTTAATTTAGGTTCGCTAGTGCTATCCAAAAATAATTGCACCATTCTCACTTGTGAATTTGGTGCTTTAATTTCTCCCATATCAACATTCTGGAAGTTATTATTAGCTGGTTCAAATACTGGTACTACATCTTTAAATAGATCATCAATTTCTTTTTGGTCAAAACCTAGTATAGTCTTATCAAAATTTAAGGTTTCTAATTCTTTAATTTCTAAATCTAGTAATTCATTATCCCATAAAGAATCTTCATTAAGTCTGTTGTCTGCAATCCTATATGCTTTAGACTGTGCTTCTGTTAAGTCGGCTACTAATACTGGCACTTTTTCTAATCCTAATTTTTTAGACGCTTCATACCTAGTATGACCGACAATGATTGTTTTGTTTTTATCAACGACTATTGGTTGCTGAAAGCCGAACTCTAAAATAGAACTGGCAACTTTATCTACGTTTAAATTTTTTCTAGGGTTATTAACGTAAGGTATTAAACTCTTAATGTCTAAGTATTCAATTTTTGTATTTTCTATATTCTTATTCAATATTTCTCTTTGCATCTGCTTCCTTTAGTTTAGATAATGTATATTCTTCTAACGCGTCAGAACTTAAATGTTTTCTAGCAAGTTCATATTCAGTTAATACTTTTTTAACATATAAAGCGTTACTAAGTTTTTTTAGTTTAGGTTTATTAATATCAATTTTCATATTTCTTCCTAACCTTTTCTAATACTTTGTTGTAAATACTTTTGTGTTTATCTTTAACGTCTTTACAATCTTTATAGATAGCGTACCAAGATTTATTAAATTCTTTACCTATCTGGTCGTAACTTATGTTTGTTAATTCTTTAATAATTGCCATCGCTATCTTTTTTTGAGGTGTATAAAAGTATTCTCTATGTTCGTAAAGAGAATTATCGCACATTACTTTTTGCGTTATCCTTAAAATACTTTCTATATTCATCAAAAAATCCTTCTTTTAATCCTTGAATCTTTTTACAAGGAGAAATCTTACATAGTTGTTCAGATACATATACAGGATTTATATAATATTTGGAATAGAATATATACTCGCCAATTTTATGCTGTTCTAAATGATGTTCTACACACATAGGAATACAGAAGGCGTCATTTCTGACAGACATACCTACATTACCATAATTAGGAATTGATCTTATATGACAGCATTGCGTGTAAGGATTTAAACAAATAACACAACTTTTTGACGCTACAAATTTTCTATGTTTTTCAGATTTTATTATTTGAGCCTTCGGTAGTTGCAAGGTTGTTCCTTTCGGTGATTCGTTTTTTATATATTAAAACGTGGTGCAAGGGAAGGCACTTACACCACACTTTAAGTATATACGCTAAGTCACTGAAATTACGTATATATTTATTTTTTATAATGGGTAGTCTTTTCAGTCAAATCAGAAGAAATTCGTTAATAATTAATAATTAATAGTTAAATAATTTGAATATATATAAGTAGATTATTTAATAGTTAATAATTAATAATTAACAATATAAAGGGAAAATATGTTAAAAAATAAAAATAAATTCACTGATCGTGATTTATGGGTATTACAGAAACCAGATTTCTTTTCTGTTATTCATTATCGTAATAAAATTAGACATAGTGTTTCTACTTATAAAGAAGCATTAAAGTTGGCTAGGAAAATTGGTGATTGTTGGCAGAACCAATGTTTAGTTTATGCTGTTAGAGATTCAGCACAAATTAACCTTAATCATAGAAAAATCTACAAACAAACTAACTAAAGGGAAAATATGAAAAAACAAAAATACTTAGTGGTTTATAAAAAAGATAATATAGTTCTTAGGGCAGAACATTGGTTTAACTTTACCATCAATTCTATTGTTGATGAATTTAAAACTGGTTGGCACGATAATGACAAATTGCTTTATGTAATTAAAAATAATGCAATAATTTATACTGGAGAAAAAATATGAGAACTATAAACTGGAACAACAAAGATTATCCTATTCCATTTTCTGTAAATTTAGAATGGGATAAGGATAAGATGATTAAAGTTGATAATCGTTTTGGTGGTGGCAGTTGTGAGTTGCCTTGGTTTGCTGTGGCAATTTACGATATGATTATGGGTGCTGAAAGACTTAATGCTTGGCAAGATCATAGAGATGGTCTTGATTGGTTCATAGAGCATTTTCCTGATGCCTATATGGTATTGTTGGATTGATTATGTTTGTAATTGATTTAAAAGCTAGAACTATTGCAGAATTTACCGAAAGTGAATTAATGACTTTTGTAAGCAATTATAAAAAATTAGAAAAAAGTAGATTTTGGATAGTTAAAACAAGAACTCGTGCTGTTAAAATAATTAAACAATTAATTAAAGAAGGATTTTAAATGAAAGTTAGAGAAATGTTAAAAATACAACAAGCATTTGAAAACAAAACTATTCCTGAAGATTTGTTAGAGGAAGAAAATTATTACTACTCTGAATCTAAAAAGGACTATATAAACGTGCTTGATTTGGATTTACACCATTTAATAAGAATTCTTATTAAACAAATAGATTCAGAAAAAAATGAGTTAATGGAATCTAATAAAACTTCATTTAACAAACTAGAAGCAACAAAAGCTATTGGTAGAATTTTAGATGAAATAGCAACAATCCAGAAAGGTTTAAATGAATAAACCTAAATTTACTCTAGCTTTGAAATACTTTGAGCAATTTAAAAAAGCTACTAATGAAAAAGATAAACAGTTTTTTCATAGCCAATATATGAATGAACTTTTTAGAGTAGATAAACTTTATGAAGAAGATGAGAAAAAAGCTAAAAAAAAAGGTTAATATGATTTGTACAATGACTGATACAGAAATGAAGTTAATGGTGTCTTGTTTAGAGTTTAAAATACAAGACAAACTAGATAACGATTTAGATACTATTATAGACCTACAAACGCTTATTAAAAAACTTAATATAATGATTGAAAGGCAAACGCCCTATGCTTGAACTTTATAATGCTTTATCTTTTATAGAAATCACATTAATAATTATATTAATAATAATACTAATAACAAAAGGGGAAAAATGACTAAAGAAAATAAAGACGGAATAGGATTCTTGATAGCAGGAATTTTATTACTATCAAGTTATTTATTAATCTATTTTTGTATATACTAGATGAAAAAAATATCTGAACTTGATATTCTAATTGGTTGCTTAGAAATCATTGACAATCACTTCGTCATTCAAGAGTTTTCACATAATAAAATTTCTTTATATCAAAAAGTGATTTATAATAATCTTGTTAAACTTATAGATGAGAAAAAATTTATAAATCGGAAAGTATGAATATATTTCATTTAGATAAAAATCCTAAAGTTTGTGCTGGTTATCATTGTGATAAACACGTGGTGAAAATGATTTTAGAAACTGCTCAAATGTTATCTACTGCTTATCAAAGACATTTTGGTATTAATGAGCAGTTATATAAACCTGCTTACCCTAAACACCCTATGACATTATGGGTTGGTGAATCAAAGGAAAACTTTTTATGGACTTTAGATTTAATGAAAAATTTATTAAACCAATATACCCTTAGATATAATAAAATTCACGCATCAGATCGTGTATATAATGTTTTAATTGATTTAGATATTAATGGTTTTATTTCTAAAGGATTTATTAATCCCCCTTTATGTATGCCTGATATTTATAAGTGTGACGATTATGTTTTATCTTATAAGAATTATTATATAAATGAGAAAAAGCGATTCGCAAAATATACTTCTGTTGAAACGCCAAACTTTATGAGCATATGACTAAACAATCTTTATCAGAAAAATTAGGTCAATCCGTTTTTGCTGAAAAACTAAAACTAGCATTAAAGGAAGCCGAACTAAAAAAACAAAAACAACAACTGGAGAAGGCAAATGAGAAAACTAAAAAGCAATAAATATTACGCATCAGTAATATTAAAAGATTTAATTGATAATGCGAGATGGGAAACCCTAATAGAATATATTTTATTA